GGGATGCCACGTTGACCAGTTTCTTGGAAGTTATTGGTGAAAACGGTTTGCCGCACGAATACAACAAGTCGGAATCGGTGTTGGTGATGAAGGACACCGGTTCGCGCATTTATTTCCGGTCGGTGGATGACTTTGAGAGGCTGCGGGGCACTAATCTGGCGTGGTTCGGATTGGATGAGTTAACGTATACGGCCGAGGAAGCTTGGCTGCGGTTAGAGGGACGTTTGCGGGACCCCAAGGCGTCTCGATTATGCGGCTTCGCGGTTTGGACTCCGAAGGGTTTCGATTGGGTGCACCGGCGTTTTATTCGGCATAGGGTGGATGGCTACGAAGTGGTTCTCGCGCAAGCTTTCGAGAACAGGTTCGTCCTGGACAAGATTCCGGACTTTTATGAGCGGCTGAAAAGCAGCTACGATCCGAAGTTCTTCGAACAAGAGGTGCTGGGCGCGTATTTGAACGTTCAGGCCGGCGTGGTTTACAGCGGATTCAACCGGACGCGCAACGTGAAGGCGATGGAAGTTGATACACGGTTGCCTTTGTACTGGGCACTCGATTTCAACGTAGATCCAATGAGCTCGATAGTGGCGCAAAAGAACAGAGACGAGGTGCGAGTTCTGGACGAGATTGTATTGAGCAGGGCGAGCACTACCGAAGCATGCCAGGAGTTCCATGACAGGTACCCGAATCATCAGTCCGGAATCGTGATTTATGGCGACGCTTCGGGACAGCGGTTACAGACAGCGGGAACCACGGACTATCAGATCATTAAGGAATATTTCCGGCAAACGGCGTATCGGGGCTTGAAGTTCAGGGTCCCGCCGAGTAACCCAAGCGTGCGGGAGCGGGTGGCGCTGGTCAACGGCAAGCTCCTTTCGGCGAGCGAGGAAGTTACTTTATTCACGGACCCGCGTTGTAAGGCTCTGATTATGGATTTTGAAGAGGTCACGTTCAAGCCTGACAGCGGAGTTATCGATAAAGACAAGGATCCTAAGCGAACACACTTATCGGATGCGTTGGGTTATCTGGTTTGGCAGGAATGCCGGCCGACGGTAGCTTTTGGCGAGCAAGGCAACCGCCTAATTTAGCAGACAGGACGAGATGAATAAGGGTAGCGCTAGTTTCGACATCAATCACGAACATCCGGATTACGCGAGCAAGCGCGCGATGTGGCGGATGTACCGGGACCTGTATGCGGGCGGAGAGCAATTTCAGATAAATGCCGACCGGTACCTGGTCCGGCGTCAGAAGGAACCAGGTGACGTGTACGCGGAGAGATTGAGCCGGTGTTTCTATGAGAACTACATCGGCTCGATAGTCGACTGGTACACGGCCACACTGTTTCGCCGCGAGCCGGTGTTGACGTTTGAGGGAAAGAGCGAGCGCGCGAAGAAGTTCTTTTCAGAATTCACTGAGGATTGTGACCTGAAAGGGACCACGCTTACGGATTTCTTCCGGAGGCAGTTCATTGATGCACTGATTAGTGGGAAGAGCTTTGTACTGATCGATTTTCCCCGGCTCGGCCACCCGGCATGGACACGCGCCGAGGAAGATGAGCGAGGCGCGTCACGAGCGTACTTAGTAAGTTACGCCGCGGATGAATTAATCAACTGGAGTTACGACGACCATGGTCATTACGAGTGGGTGGTGCTGCGGACGCAAAGCCTTAAGAAGGCAAAGATTGAAGATCCGGCGTGGGTAAAACTAACACGCTGGGTGTATTACGACAAAGAGAACTACCGCATTTACGAGCAGTCGGAGCAGGGTACGGCGCGAAATCCAGTTGAGGTTGTATCGGAGGGCCGGCACGGGTTGGCGCGGCAGGCACGTGTCCCCATAGTGGAACTTCGGGTTTCGGAAGGTCTTTGGCTGCTGAACAAAGCGGGATCGCTACAGCTGGAGCACTTCAATAAGTCGAACGCTCTGGGATGGGCGCTGACGATGGGATTGTTTGCGATGCCGGTGGTGTATTCCGAACGTGACTGGAACCAGGTGATGGGTGAGTCTTACTACATCCAACTGGGTCCACAGGACCGGTTTGGATGGACGGAGCCGGAAGGCCACGTTTACCAGATTGCGGCCGACAACCTAGCGCGCCTGCAGGAAGAGATTTACCGCGTTTGTCATGTTACGCACGCGGGCGGGGCTGTGTCGGGAAGTACGGCGCAATCGGGCCTCAGTAAGCAAAGAGACTTCGCGATTACCCAAGAGGTACTGCGTGCCTATGGCGACGCCGTGAAGGAAGGCATGAAGCGGGTGCTACGAGCGATCGAGGCGGCGCGCGAAGACGGACTGAGCGTGGATGTCTCTGGCATGGACGAATTCGATATCGGCGACTTTGGGACGGAACTGGAGGATGCGGAGAGGCTTCTGAATTTAGGAATCAAGTCGCCGACATTGCAGAAGCAGGTGTTCAAGAAGCTGGCTTTCCAATTCCTAAGTGATGTGAGGCAGGAAGTGAAAGACAGGATCGGACGGGAAATCGATCAACAGACTTAGAAGCCGGAAGGTAGGGAGGTTTATGGAAGAGCCGAAGAAAGATAGCGGCGACTTACGCCCGATTATTCAAGGAGTGATCGAGGAGTTTGTACGCGCTCAACAAATTAAGGCAGAGCCCGCATACAAGGCGGAATTGCTGGATGAGCGCAAAAGGCGCGAGGACTTAGAGCGGCGAATGAACGACTTAGTTCAGGAGAATCAGCGGAGCCGCCAGATGGCGGAAGAGGCCGACCGAAGCGCGTCGATTCGCGCAGAGTTGCAGCGGCTTGGCGTGGCCAAAGTCGACTTAGCCTATCGTGCCGTGAAAGACGATATTCAACGGGGGGACGACGGGCGGCTTACAGCCAGAGGGGGACAGGGGGAAGTTCCAGTGCGGGAATATCTGGCGCAGTTCGTACAAGAGAATCCGGAGTTGCTGCCGGCGCGTATCACAGGCGGCTCGGGAATGGGATCGGCGCCGAAGATAGCGGCGAGTGGGGGCGGGATTGATCTGGACAAGATTCGACCGGGGATGAGCCAGGAAGATTTGGAGAAGGCCCGCCAGGAGATCGCGCGGGTGGCAAGTCAGGCGATGCGAGGTTTTTGATAGGCGCTGGGGGAGCAGTCCGAAAGACGAGCAACTCCGGGCAATTGAATGAAAGCAACAAGAAAAGGAAGAAAAGATGCCAACAATTACATCAGCAAATGTCTCGAGTGCGATTGTCAAATTGGTTGCAGTGGACGCGTTACCAGCGCTTGTCACCAATCTGGTGATGGGTAATTTAGTCAACCGGGATTACGAACCGACGTTGGCGCATTCCGGGGACACGGTAAACGTTCCGATTCCCGCGGTTCTGGTGGCTAACAACATCGCGGAGGGGGGCACGGTTCAGACTCAGAACCCGAACCTAGGAAACGCACAGATCGTATTGAATACCCACGCTGAGGCGACCTTTCAGATTCCGGACGTGACGAAGGTGCTCGCGGTACCGGATCTTCTAAAGCTATACATGCAACCTGCAGTAGTGGCCTTAGCGGAGCGAATCGAGTCCGACCTACTAGGTCTGTATTCGCAATTCACGGCGAACGCGGCGGTGGGCCTTCCGGGGATGGCAATAACTGAGGCTGTGGTCGACCAGGCTGAGACCGCGCTGTTCCAGGCCATGGTGCCAGCGAGCGCTGGGAAGTATCTGGTTGTTGATCCCGTGACTTACTCGGCGTTGAGGCAAATTCCGCGATTCAGCGAATATTACACGGCCGGCGAAGCCGGACTTCGGGCGCTAGTAGATGGCGCAGTAGGCAAGTTGAAGGACTTCTTCATTTTCCGGTCGCAGTTAGTATCCAAGACTGGCAGCGCTCCAGTAACTACTCACAACCTTGCCTTCGCGCGGGATGGGATCGGCCTGGTAATCCGCAGATTGCCTCAACCGTTGCCCGGAACTGGAGCCATCGCCGAATACGCTGAAATGGGAAATTTCGGGCTACGTGTGGTGATGAGCTATCAGCCGAACACGTTGGCGCAGCAATTCACCGTGGACGTGTTGTATGGATGTGCAGTGCTTCGCAACGGCTTCGGCGTGCAAGTGGACAGTTAACGTTCGAGTCTGAAAAAACGCGAATGGACGCTAGCGGGCGCGTCCGTTCGCGGTCCAAGGGAGAAACATGGATTTACGGCTGTTCTATCAGAAACTGCGGAAGATCGAGCAGGAAATTACCGATCCACATGTGTTGGTGGTCAGTAACGAGACACCCGATGGCGGCCGGGCGGGACAGAAATCCGAGGTACCCAGAGGCATAGCTGCGAAGTTGATCGTGGAAGGCCGGGCGCGCCTGGCCAGCGCCGAGGAGACTGCGGAGCACCGGGCCGCGATAGAACAGGCACGGCAAGAAGCGGAACAGCGAGTAGTGGCACAGAAAATCCGGCTCTGCGCAGGAATTAGTGGGACGTGCCGGAATTACTGAACTTGGGCTAAACTCGCAGTTTGCCGACGGATAACGAGTTCACCAGGATCTTGGCTTGGCCGGGCTACCAGGTCTATCAACATGA